GTTGCGTGAAACTGGAAAAGTTACTGACGCAGCAAAAGCATTTGAACGATTCTTTTAAATTTGGAGTATTAAATTATGGCTACCTATCAAACATATACCGCAATCGGTATGCGTGAAGACCTCTCTGACGTTATCTATAACATCAGCCCTACAGACACACCTTTCATGTCTACCATTGGTAAGACAAAGGCTACTGCTGTTTATCACGAGTGGCAGACAGACTCTTTGGCTGCTGCTGGCTTGAATGTGGCAGTTGAGGGTGCTACTGCATCTGACGCTACTATGTCTCCTACAACTCGTGTTGGCAATCGTTGCCAGATTTCACAGAAGACAATCAAGATTTCAAACACCTTGAACGCTGTGGACAAAGCTGGACGTAAGTCTGAAAAGGCTTATCAGTTGGCTAAAGCATCTGCTGAAATCAAGCGGGATATGGAATTGACATTGCTGAGCAACCAAGTTGCTACCAATGGTAACTCCTCTACTGCTCGTGCTTTGGGTGGTTTGCAAGCATGGTTGTCTACTACTTACTCTGGCGGCACTTCTGGTGTTGCTGGTTCTGGTGGTACTACTGCTCGTACAAACGGCACAAACCGCACTTTCACAGAGGCTTTCTTGCAGACTGCTGTCCGTGGTGTTTACACCGCAGGTGGCAATCCTAAAATCTTGATGGTTACACCTGCTCACAAGCAAACAGTATCTGCTTTTGCTGGTATTGCTGCTCAGCGTTACATGGCCCCATCAAATGCCCCTACTACCATCATTGGCGCAGCTGATGTATACCTGAGTGACTTCGGAACTTTGTCCGTGGTACCCTCAAGATATATGAACAGCACTAACTCTGCTGATGATGTTGCATTTGTGCTTGACCCTGACATGGCTGCCGTAGCTTATCTGCGTCCCTTCCAGACCAATGAGTTGGCTGTTACTGGTGATGCTGAATCTACACAACTGTTGGCTGAGTTCACATTGGAAGTTAAGAACGAAGCTGCACACGGCATCATTGCTGACTTGACCTAATATTTAGGTGACTCCGAAAATGCCTCAGACTAACCATCTGGGGCATTTCTTTTTCTAGCAAAACTGATAGAATTAGTGTATGCAAAACCCTGTTAAATTTAGAGATTCTGTAGTCCATGCTGATGGCGATGGCGGTATTGTTATTGAAACTACACAAGACATTACAGACATTATTGAGCAGAACAAAAAGGAATATAACTCCTTTGATGAACGTGCTAAATGGTCTGATGATTTGTTTGGTAACAAAATAGCTTCTATTCCATTTACAGTCATTGACGAACTAAATAAGCAGGGAGTTATGCGTGGCTTTGATGTGATTGATGAAAAACGATTCAAGGCATGGCTAAACGAGCGTGATAACAGAGTTTTTAGAACTCGGACAGGAGTTGTATGAGTTTTGCTACCTACTCTGACTTACAGACCTCAATAGGAAACTATTTGGCTAGGTCTGACTTAACTTCTCAGATTCCAGACTTTATTACATTTGCTGAAAACCGACTCCGTAGAGAGTTGCGTATTCGTCAGATGTTGAAATCTGTAACGACTGCGACTGTCAAGGATGATGCTACTGTTGAATTGCCTAGTGACTTCTTACAGGTGCGTGATTTTGTAGTGGTAACTAATCCACTCACGCCATTAAGTTACTCAAGCCCTTCAGCATTGTCTAATGACCCAAGGGCACTGTGGGTAGGTGTTCCTAGGTCTTACACAATCTTGGCTAATGATTTTCAGTTGTCGCCTATCCCTGATGCAGTCTACACAGTAAAAATGTTGTACTTTGCTGCGCCAGCATATTTGTCTAGCAGTAACACAACAAACATATTTTTAACTTCAGCACCAGATGCTTTGCTCTATGCTTCTTTGATTGAAGCTGAGCCTTATCTAATGAACGATGCTCGAATCAATACATGGGGAACTATGTACGATAGAGCAATTGGTTCTCTCACCAAGTCTGACGAAGAAGGTCAGTATTCTGGTGTTCCTTTAGCAATGAAACTAACTCCAAGGTGAAACTATGGCTGAAATGTCGAACTATCTTGAGAACGCTTTAATTAACGTAACTCTACGAGCAACCGCTTACACAGCACCAACTACTGTGTATCTTGCTTTATACACAACTGACCCTACAGACGCTGACACTGGAACTGAATGTTCTGGTACTAGCTATGCTCGTCAGTCTGTAACTTTTGGTGCGCCTAGTAATGGTGCTTCTACAAACTCTGCTGCTATTGAGTTTCCTCAAGCTGGTGGTGCATGGGGAACAATTACCCATGTAGGTATCCGTGATGCTTTGACTACAGGTAACTTGTTGTATCACACACCATTAGACGCATCTAAGACGATTGCAACTGGTGATGTGTTTCGCATTGCCTCTGGTTCATTGAGCGTTACTTTAGCGTGAGATGGCTGACTTACTGCCTCCGTGGACAATTGACTCGCTAGACAATTTAAAGTCTAGCATTGATGACTTAACACTCACACTCGATAGTCCACTTTACGAAACCTCAGTAACCCTATGGGATGCCTATGGGTCTGTAACTGCGTCTGCAAGCGTTATAGCCAATGGCACGAGGGTTCAGAGTGGTAGTGGGGCAGTAGATGGTTCAGCAACTGTTACGGCAGATGCAGTAAGAGTTCAGTTAGCTAGTGCAAGCATTACGGCTAATGCCAGTGCTTCATGTGAAGGCACAAGAGTACAGAACGCAACAGTAGGAATAAATGCAGTAGCTTTTGTTGTCTGCGATGCTATTCGTGTCCAGTTTGCTAGTGGTAGTATCACTGGTAGTACCACTGTAAATGCTGTTGGCGGTATTGTTAAGGATGGCGTAGCCTCCGTTACTTGCGTAGCTTTAGTTGTCGCAAATGGCGGTATTGTTGCTGAAGGTGTAGCAAGTATTACTGGTAATGCAACAGTAAGCGCATCTGCAATCCGTCAGCAAAATGCTTCTGCTAGTGTTACCACAACATCTACAGTAGTTGCTTCTGCAATTAGGGTTAGAGACTCTGTAGCAAGCGTAAATGCTACTGCTCAAATATCTGCACAAGCTAACGCTACCTATGGTGGCCCTGTTGCGTTTACTGCAACTGCTACGATTGTTGCGGATGGTCATATTCTTGGTGATAACTGGAATCCTGTTGTCGAAAATGACAACACTTGGACACCAGTAAGCAGAGACTCAAACACTTGGACAACAGTTTCAAGAGATTCAAATACATGGACACCAGTTGCTGCTAACGACAACGATTGGGAAATTCAGTCTCAAGGAAGTAACACATGGCTACGAAAAAATTAACTTTTGGTGAGTGGATGCCTGACCAACCTAGCGTGTCAGGTGCGTTAACTGATGCTAAAAACGTGGTTTCTCAGGCTATCGGTTATGGCCCATTTCCTGCGCCAGTAACTTTTTCAACCAGTAATGCTGCTGAGAATTTAACTTCACTTTACGCTGCTAAGCAACCTAATGGTGATACTGCCTTGTTTGCTGCTGGCTCATCTAAGATTTATACAGTAAGTGGTGTTGGTGCTATTACTCAGGTTAAAACTGGGATGACAACTGGCACTAACGACAGGGTTCGTTTTACTCAGTTTGGTAAGACTGTAATCTCTACAAACAATGCCGAAAAACTCCAAGCATGGACGCTAGGAACTTCTACATCGTTTGCTGACTTATCGGCTACTGCACCTATTGCTAAGTTCATTACAGTTGTCCGTGATTTTGTAGTTGTTGCAAATACGTTAGAAACGACACAACAACAGTATCGTGTTCGTTGGTCAGCCATCAATGATGAAACAGATTGGACAGAGAACGTAAACACGCAGTCTGATTATCAGGACATTCCTGATGGTGGACAGATTGTAGGAATCCGTGGTGGTGAGTTTGGTCTTGTTCTTTTAGAGAGAGCAATTCACCGCATGAGTTATGTAGGTACTCCGTTTATTTTCCAGTTTGACAATATCTCTCGTGGTAAGGGTTGCATGGTAGCTGGCTCAATTGCTCAGTACCAAGGTGTTACTTTCTTCCTGTCTGATGATGGCTTTTATTTGTGTGATGGGCAAAACGTAACACCTATTGGCGCAGAAAAAGTAGATAGATTCTTTTTGCAAGATGCCTCAGATTCTGACTATGGAACTATGTCTGCTGCCGTTGACCCTATCCGTAAACTTGTAATCTGGAATTACAAATCTGTTAATGGAAATAGAAACGTACTGATTTACAACTTTAAGACCCAAAAGTGGACTTATGGTGATGCGGGTACAGACTACTTGTCTGAAGCCTCTACATCGTCTGTAACACTTGAGCAACTAGATAGTATTTCAACATCTATTGATGCTTTGACTACTTCTTTGGACTCACGTTTATATGTTGGCGGTAAATACTTCCTTGGTGGTACTTTAGCCACTCGTGTGATGAGTTTTACAGGTGCTAACCAAACAGCCGTAATTTCTACGGGTGACTTAGACATTGGTGCTAACTCAGTAGTAACTTTAGCTAGACCTATTGTTGACAATGGCTCTGCAACTGTGGCTATTGCTTCTCGTACCCTGTTAAACCAAGGTGTAAGTTTTAATACTGCCGTAGCTGCTAGTTCAGAGAATCGTGTGCCACTTAGAAGCGCAGGTAGGTATCACAGGCTGAAAGTCACTCCTACTGGTGCTAACTGGAATAACGCTATCTCTGTGGATGTGGATGTGACTCCACAAGGGGTTCGCTGATGTTTAGAAGCCTACCCGCATTTGGTGGTGACCAGAGGGCTGTGGCTGAAGTAGTCCGTGGCATCATGGACGGAAAGACCAATAACACAGGGACTTTGACGCTGGCAACTGGTGGAGCTTTAACTACCACTTTGACAGATAGAAGGATAGGCCCAGACAGCGTAATTGTCTTTGTCCCTGCTTCTGCTGCTGCTTTTGCTGATTCTGCGCCTTATGGTGCTTTTCAAGACGGAACAGACCAGACTGTAGCTAATACAACGACTGCCTATCCCATTACTTTTGACACAACAGACTTCTCCAATGGGGTTACTTTATCAAATAGTTCTAGGTTGAATGTAAAAGCAGCAGGGTTGTATAACATACAGTTTTCTATCCAACTGAAAAACACAACAAACGACTCGCAAGATGCTGATATTTGGTTCAGAAAGAACGGAACAGATATAGCTGCTTCTAACAGTAGGTTTGGTTTAGCCCAGAGAAAATCATCTGGTGACCCATATCACTTAATTGGGGCAATGAACTTTTATGTAAATTTGGCAGCTAATGACTATATCCAGTTGATGTGGAGAGCATCAGATGTTGGTGTGGTAATTGAGCATTATGTGGCTGGAACAAGCCCTACAAGACCATCTACGCCATCCGTGATAGCGACTGTTAACTTAGTGTCACTCGCTGCCTCGACAAACATATACGCTAGTTCCCAAGGACAGGGTACGGCTACGATTACCCACTTTGCCAATTCAACTGCAAATAAGACGTATAGATATGCAATTATTGGTTGATTTTGATTATTTATGTATAATGGATTCCGTGGATGACCCATCTTGGAATCCGAAACTCTAGGAGTAAAGATGGCTACGACTACCACATCTCAAATTGACCCAACAATCCAACCCTATCTGGGTTACGGATTACAGCAAGCACAACAACTGTATCAGGGCGGTGGCCCTCAATACTATGGTGGCCCAACATATGTTTCGCCTTCCACTACCACTCAGACAGGTTTACAGGCTTTAGAGGCTCGTGCTTCATTGGGTAACCCACTACTACAGTCTGCACAGAATCAGTTGCAAAACACAGTTTCTGGTGGCTTCTTGGGTGGAAATCCATTCTTTCAAGGTGCTTTTCAACCTGCTGCACAAGCGGCTGAAATGCAATACAAACAGACTTTAGGCGACATTGCATCTAAATCAAGCATGGCAGGACGTTATGGCTCTGGTGCTATGGGTTCTTTACAAGACAGAGCTACTGGTCAGTTTGGTCAACAATTGGCTAACACAGCAGGTCAGTTGGCTTATCAGAACTATGAGGCAGAACGAGCAGGGCAACAAGCCGCTACGATGGCTGCGCCTCAGATGGCTGGTGCTGATTACCAAGATATTCAAGCCTTGTTACAAGCAGGTCAGGCTCGTGAAGGTTATACAGGCGCACAAACGCAAGCAGACATTGCTAAGTTTAATTTCCTGCAAAACCAACCACAGCAGAACTTGCAGAACTATCTATCATTAGTATATGGAAACCCATTAGGACGAGTGGGTCAATCTACACAAACTGGCACTACAGACACATCTACATTGCAAAATGTTCTCGGTTTGGCTGCTGTTGGTGGTGGTTTGTATAAAAATCTAGGTGGCTCTACTGGCATTAGTAATTTGTGGAATAGTGGTTCTAATTGGTTAACTGGAAATACTAATGCTGATGCTGTAATCAATCCTTACTTTCAAGTAGGCTAATCATGGCTGGACTATTAGATATTTTTGGTACTGGTGGCTCAAGCACTATGGGTCTTTTGGGTATGTCTCCAGAGGACATTGCTCGTAATCGTGACGATGCACAAGCACAAGCCTTGTATGCTCTAGCGGGACGCTTATTTCAAGGTGGCAATACTGGTGCATCTATTGCACAGGGCTTACAACAAGGTCAGCAAGCCTATAAAGGAACAATGCAAGCTGGTTTGCAAGAACAACTGCAAAACTTCCAATTGCAAGATATGTTGAAAAAGCGTCAGCAAGAACAACAACTTCTTGAGCAACAACAACAAGCACAACAGATTTTAGCTAAAGCATATCGTCCTGAGACATTTGCCGAAACACCATTGACTAACATATCAGGTCAAGAGATTGCGGGGCCAAATATGCCACAAGCCGCAGGTAAGGGTGTTTCTTCTGCAATGAATCAGTTAATTGGTCTTGGCCCTGCTGGATGGCAAGCACTACAAACTGCTGCTGGAATTGAAAAGTCAATGCGTCCAGAAACACTCACTATTAAAAAGGGTGAGAATCTTTTACAAAGAACACCAGAAGGCGAGTTTAAGCCTGTAAAACTTGAAGGATTGCCTTCAATGCAAAAAGGTGATAACCCATTTGAGCCTTTAATTATTGGTGGTGCTGTTCATTCTAGTGTACTTCCGTATGCTAAGCAGCTTAGCCAAGGATTTGGTCGCATGGACGCAGAAGATGCAGATAAAAGCATGAGAAGTCTTGTCGAGATGAATAATCTTGCTACTCAACGTGATTTAACTCGTGAAGATTCACAGGCTAATAAAGCATTGACTGCTCAATTAGTTGCATTGCGTATTGATGAAGCAAAACGACAAGCAGAACAAGCAAAAGATGGTAAACCATTACCAACTAATATTTTGACTGACTTAGCAAAGCGTTCTGATAATGTTGTTCAACTTGCTGGAATGAAAGAAACATTTAAGCCTGAATATGGTGGATATGTTACGGATGCAGCAGGACGTCTAGCAATTACTGTTGCTCTTAAATCTAGTGACCCTAAATCTAAAGAGTTTGGTCAATGGTGGCAAAACTATGATTTATATGCAAACCAAGTAAGAAATGATTTATTTGGTGCTGCATTATCTAAACAAGAAGCCGCTATGTTTGATAGAGCAACTGTTACAGCAGGTATGTCTGGAGCGCAGATTGCAGAAAATTTAAAACGTCAACAAGAAATCGCACAACGTGGATATGACAGATTAAGCAATGCAATGATGACTCAAGGTTATTCTAAGAGTGGTTTAAACGCATTGAAGCCTGTTTTGATGCCATCACTATCTAGCTTTGATAAGTAAGGAGAATACGATGGCATTTGATTACGAAGGTGCAAAAGCTGCTGGTTATACAGATGACCAAATTAAGGCATACATTGATAGCCAAAAATCTGAAACTAAGCAATCCGAAAAACAAACATTAAGTGCTGGTGAAGTTGCTTTAGGTGCTATTACAAGTTTTCCTTCTTCTGTTAAAAAAGTTGCAACTGAGGCTGTTGAAGCATTGACAAGCCCAATTCAAACAACTAAAGCTGTTTTAGATTTAGGTGCTGGAATACTTCAAAATGTATTACCAGAAAAACTTGTTCAAACAATTGGCGAAGATAAAACTAGTCGTGAATTAGCAAACAAAGTTGGTCAGTTCTATGCTGAAAAGTATGGAAGCGTTGAATCTGCAAAAAGAGCAATTGCAACTGACCCTGCTAGTGTTATGGCTGACCTATCTACAGTATTAACTGGTGGGTCAATGTTACCTACAAGAGCAGCACCAGCATTAGCTACTATGGCTCGTACTGTTGACCCATTATTGGCAACATTAAAAGCTACTGGTGCTGTAGGAGAACTAGTAACAAATGCACCTAAACAAATTTTAGGAAAAACTGGTGGAATTGGAACTGAGCCAATTACACAAGCCTATCAAGCAGGTCTTACTGGTGGTGAACAACTATCAACTTTAAAGCAAAATGTACGAGGCCAAGTAGCTAATACTGATGTACTTGATTTAGCAAAAGAAAACTTGCGCCAGATGAACATTGAGAAACAGAAAGAATATCGTTCTGGGATGATTGATGTTAAAAAAGATGCAACAATTTTAAAGTTTGACAACATTGATAAGTCATTACAAGATGCTGCTCAGATGGTAACTTATGAAGGTAAGATTAAAGATGCAGATGCAGCTAAATATTTATCTGAAGTTGCAGGTTTTGTAAATGATTACAAATCATCAGACCCTACTAAATTTCATACTGCAATTGGATTAGATGCTTTAAAACAAACAATTGGTAATGTTCTTAACAAGATACCTCCAAATGAAAAAACAGCATATTCATCTGTTAAGTCAATTTATGATTCTGTAAAAAATGAAATTACTGCACAAGCACCAACTTATGCAGAAACAATGAAAGCATATACACAATCATCAGATTTAATTATGGAGATTGAACGTGCGTTGTCATTAGGTCAAAAGAAGTCAGCAGATACCGCTATGCGTAAACTGCAATCAGTAATGCGTAATAACGTAAATACTAATTATGGTCAAC